AAACAATTATAGGAGCGTAAAAAATGAAAGTTACAACATACATTATAAACAAAGGAACATCAAGCCAGTATTACGGGCTTAAGGATATAACAGAAAATAGGGTTTTACATTATGCCCCTAACAAATGGAAAACTGAAAAAGGTGCTTTAAACTGGGCTAAAAAACACGGCTTAGAAATAGCATAGATAAATCTATTTCAGGCATCCGGAAAATTAAATATTAAAAACATCGAAAATTTTGATAAAAGGCTAATGAAAAATATAATATAGTTATAGTTAGTATTTACCCCTTTATAAGTTTTTTCATACTCCCCAAAAAGGCGTTTTATTGATATTATCAATAAGCGCTTTTTTTCTTGTATTAGACAACAGTTTAATAATATATGTCATTATAAAAATATTTGCCTTATTCCTTGCATTAAAAATAATTTTAGGTATAAACATATTAAAATGATATAAAAACGTCTTAAACGTCAAAATATGAGTTTTTAGATCTGGAATATTCTTTATTCTTTTAATTTTTCCTCAATTTATTTTTTATTTATATTTAGGTATTGACATATATAATAAATAGGTATATACTTATATTATCAACAAAGCAAACAATGATATGGAGGTGAGCATATGAGATTGTATACAGCATGTCGTGAAACAGGAGATTTCATTGAAGAAGTTAAAAGTATTCAAGAAGGCAAAGAACTTATTAAGGGCTACGAAGAAATTGATAAAAGTGAAGGCGACTATAACGATAATTTTTATTCAATTGTCAATGAAAATCATGAAGAAATGGAGGAATAATGGTTACAGAGCAGCAGAAAAAAGCACAAATTAAATATGACAAAAGCCATACAAGACAAATAACTTTTAAGTTTAATTTAAAGACCGATGCTGATATCTTAGAGAGACTGGATGCAGTAGAAAATCGCCAAGGATATATTAAGTGTCTTATAAGGAATGATATTAGATCAGTCAATAGGAGGGAAAAATGAAAGAAAATACTTTACTAGAAATTGTTGAAGCTTACGTATTTGATGGTGTAGAAGTAATAATAAACGATGGGGAGGTAATAGGCTTTGAAAAAGTTAACTATAACAATAATGCTTGTCATTGCTCTAATTTGTCCGATTGCTAAAAATGTAAAGGCTGATGAGGGAGAGATATTAAAAATTAGATGTACTTGTTATTGCGAGCATGGTATAACAGCAAGCGGACATTATACCAGAAACGGAATTATCGCAGGTAAAAAAGATTATATAGGTAAAACAGCGGCACTTTATAAGATTGATGATAATGGGGAACTTGGCGAGTTTATAGGATACTTTGAATTTTTAGATACAGGCGCAGGCATTGACACGGACGGTGACGGTATAGGCGATAGTATAAAGAATGGTAAATCAATAGATGTATATAGAGATAGTTTAGAAGATGCAAAAACATGGATCTCACAATACGGAGATTATGTTTATATTAAAATCATTGACAGTGCAGGTTAATAATCTTATAAACATATAAAAAATGATGGAGGACTTAAGATGCAAAAACCAATTAAAAAAGAGTGGGAAACACCAGAGTTTAAAGAACTTGAAACACCGGAGCAATGCATAAAATCGGACGGTTTAGGAAAAATTGTAAAAGAATTACACGGCATATATCAGGAGCTGCATGAGATCAATAAAATTTTAAAAAGAAAAAGTTGAGGATAAAGCGCAGCAATCGCGCATAATCCAATAAAAAGGTGTATATAGTATACACCTTCAGACACAGCCATGCGATATTAACACCTATTGGCTATGACAAAGGAATTTATCACACAAAATAAAACAATGGTTTCCTGATGCTGGGAAACCATTAAGGAGGTGATATTATCAAACGACGATTTTATAATCAGCCCTACAACAAATATCACGCACAAAAACTTAATTTTGACGGTGAGACGTTTGACAGTATGAAAGAGTATAGGCGTTATTTGGTTTTAAAGCTTATGCAAAAAGAGGGCAAAATAACAGATCTTCAAAGACAGGTCAAATATACATTGATTCCAGCACAAAGAGAACCGGACACAATAGGCAAGCGCGGCGGTGTAAAAAAAGGAAAACTAATAGAGCGAGAATGTGCCTATTATGCTGATTTTACTTATAAATTGGCTGACAGTGGGACACTTGTTGTAGAAGATACTAAGGGAGTGAGAACGACCGAATATATAATAAAGCGCAAAATGATGTTGTATTTTCACGGAATAAAAATAAAAGAAATATAAAGGGGTGTAAGATGGCTAAAAAATATTATTGGCTCAAATTAAAAACTGATTTTTTTAAAAGTCTACCAATGAAAAAATTAAGGCGTATAGCCGGGGGTGATACCTATACTATCATCTACTTAAAGTTACAGTTACTTTGCGCCGAGGCTGGTGATTGGCTATATTACGAGGGTATAGAAGATACGTTTGCGGAAGAGTTAGCAATATTAACAGATGAAAAAGTAGAGGACGTAAGAAACGCTATAAATATTCTTTACGAGCTGGGACTAATCGAAGTAAAAAAGTACGCTTTAAAAGCTATAAAAATAAAAGATCCAAGAAATAGGAGTACAAAAGAATACAAAGAATGGAGACATAAGGTATTTGTGAGAGACGACTATACTTGTCAAGATTGTGAAAAAAGGGGCGTTAAATTACAAGCGCATCATATAAAAAAATGGGCTATATACCCCAAAGAAAGATACAACGTTAATAATGGCATTACATTATGTGTAAAATGCCATAAGCTAAGACATAAGGGAGATAATTTAAAATGGCAGAACGCAGGATGTTTGCAAAGACAATAATAGACAGTGATGCTTTCTTAGATATGCCAATGAGCACACAAGCGTTATATTTTCATTTATCTATGAGGGCAGACGACGACGGTTTTATCAATAATCCAAAGCGTATTCAAAGAATGATAGGCGCTGGTGATGATGATCTTAAATTATTGATAGCTAAGTCGTTTATTATTACTTTTGATAGCGGAGTTGTAGTTATTAAACATTGGAGAATACACAACTATATACAGAGCGATAGATATAAACCTACAATATATTCCGAGGAAAAGGCGTTATTATCTGTTGAACCTAACAAGGCTTACGCATTGGATACAGAATGTATACATGATGGATACATTGAGGATACACAGGTAAGGTTAGGTAAGGATAGGATAGGTAAGGATAGTATAGATAAGGATAGGATAGAGGGAGGAGAGGAAAGAGCTAAAATAGATTACGAGCTAATAGCTCGTATGTATAACGATACTTGCGTATCGTTGCCCCGTGTCCAGTCTCTTTCAGATGCTAGAAAAAAAGCTATAAAAGCAAGGCTTAAGGTTTATAGCATTGATGATATGCAAAAAGTCTTTGAAAAGGCTGAGGCATCCACATTCCTTAAAGGTGGAAATTCCCGTAACTGGAATGCAACGTTTGATTGGTTGCTTAAAGATACCAATATTGCAAAGGTGCTGGATGGCAACTATGACAATAGTACAAGTTATAGCAGTAGTAATAACACTAACGGGAATAGAGTTGCACAGCAGCTAGATGCTAGTTATGGAATGATGGCCGGCTGGGCAGAAAGTGAGGACAAGGAATGACACTTGATGAAGAGATCAAAATACTAGAAGAAAGAGCAATAGAATATGATAAGCTTTGCGAGCGATATGATCGCGCAAGCGGATATACAAGAGGCCATAATGAAAAGATTAGGACAACTGATGCCAAAATCAGCGAGGCTTTAGCAGATGAATACCGTCAGCTTGCGGAATGGCTAAAAGAATTAAAGCATTTAAGAGAAAAGAAAAGATGGGTTCCTGTAAGTGAGAGGTTGCCGAGAAAGTTTGAATTTGTAGATTGTACTTGTCATTCGCTTATTGATGATAGAGAAGATTGGGTTGTTGAAACAGTATATATACCACAGCCGCCAAATAGTCCATATTCGGATTGGGGGAATATTCCAATGTTGAACAGCTGCGAGTGTGAAGTGATTGCCTGGATGCACAGAGATATACCGGAACCATACAAAGCAGAAAGTGAGGGGTAAGATGAAAAAAAATGAAATAACCATGAAATTAAATTTGAAAAACATAATTGATGAATCAAGGGAAGTTTCACAAGCGTTAAACGAGTTTGCTGATAATCTTGAACGGATTGAAAAGAAATTTGCAGAGCCGCAGGAAAGTGAGGAGTAAATGGAAAATCTTTATAAGTGTATGCACGATGATTGTTTTACATGTCCTTATCCTGATTGCATAAGTAATACAGAACCAGTTAAGCATAAGCCTGGCAGAAAAAAACTATCACCGGAAGAAAGAGCAAGTCGCAAGAAAGAGCAGCATCGTCAATGGTATGAAAGAAACCGTGAAAGAATACTTGAAGCAAATAAGGAAAAGTATTATAGACGTAAACAGGAAAATAAGGGTTAAAACTATGGACATTATCAAAGTACCAGCAAAAGGTTGTTATTTTTGTGGTAAGAAAAAGAATTTAATAAAATTATTCAACGACGATTCCAGTAATAGTATGAATGCAGTAAATATTTGCAAGGATTGTAAAGATAAACTTATAGCAATATTAGAACGTGATTATCCAACAAAAGAGATAGATAAAAGACAATAAACAGGAGGTGAAAAGATGGTAAAAGAGTTGTTAACTAATTTGAAAAGCTGGAGCGCGTGGGACTTTTCAGCGTTTAAGATAGAAAAGGACGATGCAGAACTAATAATTCCAATAATAGAAAAGGCAATCCCCAAAAAGCCACTTATTAAAGCAGCCGATGAAATGGAAATAATTGGTAAGTGTCCGAATTGTGAATTGTATAATCACATGGATCTGCCAGATATACAGAAAGTTGAACATACTACAACATATTGCCCTAACTGCGGTCAACGCTTGGACTGGGGGAAACCTTATAAAATGTTATAAATGGCACTTGCTTATATATATATAGTGCCGGAGCATTTTAACATGTTCCGGCCAAAACATAAATGAGGAGATGAAAAATGAATAAAAAAGAATTTGCTACTTTTGCAATGGCTCTGAAAACATATTATCCAAAAGAGGCACTTTTACCAAATGAACAGGCTTTAGAACTATGGTATAAGCAGTTACAAGATATAGATTATAAGGTTACAGAAGCAGCGTTAAATAAATGGGTTGCAACAAACAAGTGGAGTCCAACAATTGCAGATATCAGAGAACAAGCTGCAGCAATTAGCGCCGGTGATATTCCCGATTGGGGCGATGGCTGGGAACAGGTACTAAGAGCAATTAGGCACTATGGATCCTATGAGCCACAAAAGGCACTTGATAGCATGGATGAATTAACACGTAAGTGTGTGGAGCAGCTAGGCTTTAGAAATATATGTATGAGCGAAAATATATCAGCTGATAGGGCTAATTTCCGTATGATGTACGAAACATTAGCAGAAAGGCAAAAAAAAGCTATGCAGCTACCAGCAGCAACGCGAGTGCTTATTAGTTCCATTAGGAGCGGTATGATAGAAGAGAAAAAACAATAAAAAGATGTGGAGGGGTACATATGACAGATAGCGAAAAGCTAGAAATACAGGCTTATATTGATAATGCTATAAAAAATACTGTACAAGAGCTAAAGAAAAACGGGCTAATAAATACAGGCCTTAAAAGTGGATATGATGAGACAGTATCTAAGTTAAAAGCCTATTACCTAAATGATAAAGACGATGAGAGTATAACAAAGGCATTGGATGCTATAAAGGATGATGTATATTTTGACATCATTCCGTTATATTACTTAAGCAATCAGACAATCGAGCATATAGCAAGTATGTACAATGTTGATACATCTACCATAACACGCAATAAAAAAAGGTTGTGCATGGAAGTATACAAACTTATAACAAACTAGGAAATTTAAAAAATGATTGAAATTGTTACTTGGATAAAAGAAAACTTGGATAAAAAACAAATAAAGCAATTGATACTAATTTTATTAAATTATTGTTTTGAGGAGGGATGAGATGAGTAAATATAAATTCTTTAAATTTACAGGATTTATTTCAAAAAGCTGGATATATATACTTCCAACAGCAGAAATAAGATTAAATGATATGATTTATTCAAGATATAATTTTAGTATCATGCTACATTTTTTATGCTTTCATTGCAGATGGCTATTTATACAGGAGTAATGAATAACAGTTTATAAGGGGGAATAATAAAAATGGACTTAGCAAAAGAATGGGCTGAATACAAAGAACATCAGAAAAGAGCAGAAAAAAGTTTAGAAGCATGGGATAAACTCAAAAATGAGTTAGATGATCTTGATAATATCTATGCAGCAGATGAATCAGGGCGTATTTACACATATATTAAAAGAGTAGATGTTCTTAAGCTAATAAACAGAGCATTAGTAGAAATTAAAAACTGTTAAATATAGTGAATATTCATAAAATTATACTAATATATTTGTACACTTTTTATTGTATTTTTCTATTGTATTATACAATAAAAAGTGTATAATTTATTTATAAGATAAAAAAGAAAAACATTGGAGAATCTAAAATAATGGCAAAGGTATGGGAAGAGCATATTTGTAAGATATGCCATAAAAAATTCATGACAGGAAGTAAAAGAACTAAGTATTGTTCGCCAGAATGTAGTGCAGAAGCTAGAAGACTTAGAGGGCAGGAGGCAAGCATGACACAGCCTGAAAGAATGAGAAAGAAATATGCTGCAAGAAGAGCAATACTTGATGATACTGCTGCGCAGGCAAAAGCACATGATATGACATATGGCCAGTGGGTAGCATTTAAAGAAATGGGAGTGAAACCATGATAAGAGGGTATAATGAGAGACTTGAAAAAGCCATAGCAAGGAGCGGCCTAACTAAGTCAGAGATAGCAAGAAGATGTGGATTTAACCGTAAAGCACTATCAAAGAAATTCACATTGTCAACCATAAATTTAGCTAAGTTCTGTGCAATCACTAAAACTGATGCTAATTGGTTGCTTGGACTAAAGAGAGAAGAAAAAATATAGAAAAAGAAAGGGGATATTGAGAATTTTGAAGAGTGAAAAAAAGAGGGAACAAATGGAAAATATTAAGAACCCATCAGGGAGAAAGGAAAACGCCTAAATCCTAGTAAACTAGGTTGTTCTAACTGTGAGGCTTTAGAACGTAATTAGATGTAAGCATGGTGCTCCGCACAAGGAAGTTTATCCATTACTGATTTTGGTAATGGTAGGCATTGAAAGAACAGGAAGAAAAGTCAATAGAGAGATTAAGATTAGCAAGTGAAATGTCAGAGAAGTATTATCACAAGCCATTAGTATTAACTTATAGCGGTGGTAAAGATTCGGATGTGATGTTAAGACTTGCGCAGAAAAGCGGTATCAACTTTGAAATCATCAATAATCACACAACAGTTGATGCACCATGCACAGTTAGATACATAAGAGAGGTTTTTAAAGGCATTGAAAGAACAGGAAGAAAAGCAACAATTCTTTATCCAAAACTTTCAATGTGGCAACTAATAGTAAAGATGGGAACACCACCTAGCAGAATAAGCCGATACTGCTGCAAAGAACTGAAAGAAAAAAATATTCCAAACAGATACATAGCAACAGGAGTAAGAAAGGCTGAAAGTTCTGGAAGAAAAGACAGAACAGAGTTTGAAACTAGGGGCAAAACCAAGGCAGATGCCAAACACTATGACACAGAACATACAAAGAGTGTATTCGCAGATGCAATAAAGGTTCAGGAAGAACAAGGACTAAAAGACAACGATGTTGATGTATACGACTGCAATTTAATTACGGCTTGTAAGCAAAACAACGATGTTATTGTAAATCCTATTATTGATTGGTCTGATTCGGATATATGGGATTTTATTCATGATGAAAACATGACTATAAATCCTATCTATGAACACTTTGACCGATGCGGATGTATTTTGTGTCCAATGTCTGGTTACTGCCAGAAGATGAAACAAATTGATCTATTTCCACAGTACAAACAGATGTACATAAATGCTTTTGACAAGATGATTGAAAAGCGAAAAGAAAAAGGTTTAGAAACATCTTGGAAAAATGGCACAGATTGTTTTGATTGGTGGATAGAAAGATACAAACATGAAGTAAAAGGACAATTAGAACTAGATTTGAAATAATCGTACGAGGGAGCACCAAATGAATGCTGATTATATATGTGACGGACAAATGAGCATATTTGATTTGTTACGCAAAGAAGAGCCAAAAAGTCCAATTCTATTACATCCAGGCGATAAAGTCTATTTAGTAGTTCGCGGTGATATTGAAGAACATACTGTGCTTAATAGGACATGGGGGTTGTCAGGCGGTGACAGAGGATATGACCTTGATAGTTGGCAGACTTGGAATAGTAAGATAGGCAGAACTACATTTACAAGTTATGAGGATGCTGAAAAGGCTGCAAGTGAGTATATAGCTACAAATGCAACCGATGTTATTTTAGCCAAAGATATAAAGCCAGTGAAAGTAGTTGCATATAGCTATATCTTTTACGAACGTGAAATCATATATTTCTATGCGATTCTTGATGATGGAACAGTATATAGACATAGTGATGGAACATATGACCACATAAGCAAAGATGCTGAATATGAGATCAATTATTTTGAAGAGCGAATGAACATGACTAAGGATAGAACGGATATAACTATCTTGGAAGATTACAAGCCAACATTTAAAAACATGTACAAGATAGATAAAAAAGATAATTGGTTATATGCAGCAGCTAGATATCAATATTTTTTATTATAAGAGAGGATAAGAGATGAACTTAAATCAGGCAATTAAGCAAAGTATAAACGGGGATGAATATTACACACAAGAAAACGCGGTAAATATGATTATTCCATATATTTTTAGGGGGGGTACAGATCAATTTGGTGTCCGTTTGACACAGTAGATAGTCAGTTTGTAAAGATTTTAAAAGATAAAGGTTTTATAGTAAATTACGGACATTTAGAAACAGGCCAAGATTTTTTTGAATATCAAGAGCCACAAGGGGATATAGTCGTATCAAATCCGCCTTTTAGTAAAAGAGATAAGATATTTGAAAAATTATACGGCTGGGACGTACCTTTTGCATTGATAATGAATTTCAACGGTTTATTTGATAGTAAGAAAAGATCAGAAATCTTCAGAAGTCATAATGTAGAACTTTTGATTCCAAGAGGCAGGATGAAATTCTATCATAAAGACAAGGGACTATTAAAAAGCCCAAATTTTCAGAGTATATATGTTTGTAATAAATTATTAGAAAAACAAATTGTTTTTGATGAAACTACATTTTAAGAGTGAGGTAGAAAATGCTCAAGGAAGAAATTATTATTTTTGGAATGCCTATAGCTATATTGGTGGCTATGCTGATTGTTTGCAGATGTATCAATGCATCCGGATGGAATGGAGGTTATCATACATGTGGGGGTAAATGGGTATATATGCAAGCAGTAGGACATCAATATTACACAGGTTACTTGTATAAATGTGATAAATGTGGAGAAATGAATGAATTTATGGATTATAGAGAGGTGGGAGAATGAATAAATATAAAATTAGCGGTGATAAAGAATTTAATAAAAAGATGGTAGATTTGTATGACTATCTAGCAGATAGAAATATGACAGGTGGCGAAGTACATTTTCAAGATGGAATAATATTTAGGTGCGAAATTGATATAACAAATTGGATAAATAAGCCAGAAATACCGGTAATAGATTTTCAGAAAGCGAGGGTAAGAAATGACAAAAAAGGAAAAAGAAAAAGCTATGGCTGCACTAAAGATGTCAGCGCCTATTATTGCTATGCCAGAGGAAGAATGGAGTAAGTATATATATATATACTTAACAAAGTAATGGATTGGTTAGAGAAAGAGCCAATATGGACACTTGTTAGTGAGAGTATGCCAAAAGATACAGATTATTATTTGATTCAGTATTCAACAGAATGCTGCAGTGATGAAATGGCAGTTGTATATTATAGTGTTGAAGAAAAAAGAAGTGATCCAGATTACGACTGGGAATTCCATCCGCAATGCGGTGAATATAAAGAGGTTATAGCATGGATGCCATTACCGGAAAAAATGCAAGCCATAAAGTGAGGTACAGGAATGACAAGTGAAGAAAAAGAGCTAATATCGACAATCAAAATCGCAGTCATTAGAGGGATTGTGTTTGCTGATGAAGAAAAGCTGTTAGAGCTGATTAAAACGGCAGTCGGTAGTAACATGTCGGAAAAGCCGACAGGTTCAACAGATGTGAAAATAAACGCATGGATGCCATTACCAGGAAAATATAAGCCAGAAAATGAGGTGCAGCATGAATAAGAAGAAGCGCGACATTAGACAAGTTTCTGAAATCGTAATGGAGCGGAAAGGATCAATAGGGTTGAGCCACAGAAAAGGATGGTTGAAAAAAATTAATTATGGCAAGAGAAGAATTAAAAGAAAAGGATGATTGGTATAAAAAGTGTTTAAAATGTCAGCATAGCTACCGCAAAAACAACGATGCCGATATAATTTATTGTCGGTGCAGAAATGGAAAATGTAATTTTAAAAAAGTGGAGGACAAAAATAATGTGTGAGTATTGTGAAGGAACGAAAGCCTTTATTGCAGAATATACAGGAAAAGGCATACATACTATGCAACAGAATTTGAATTTTTTATTGGGGTTCGGTGACAATAAAGGTATTGCGCATATAAAAGATAGAATCTTATACGTAGATAATTCGAGTGGAGAATACGCAGAATTAGGATTCGAGATAAACTTTTGTCCTATCTGCGGAGAAAAAATAAGGAGCGAGGGCAAGTAATGAAGTGTCCACAATGTCCATATTACGAAATAAAGACAAGTTATGGCACAGAAATAGTTAAGTGTGGTAACAAGGATTGTCCAAAGCATAAGGCAGAAAATAAGAGATGAGGAAAACTAATATGATAGACGAGATTTTTAGTGTTATGAAACACTTTGACGAAAGTTATATAAATATGCACGGAGAGTTGATACTATCTGATAAAGGTAATGTTTACTTTACGGCAACAAACTGTAAAAGCAAAGAAGATGTTATATGCAAGTTGCTTGAATGGTGTTCAAGACCGATTGCAAAAGGACAGCCATATTGTTCACAAAAAAGGAATATTGAATGGAGAGAATCTCTGTTATGTGGATATAACAACTATCTTGGTACAAATTTCACACTAAATGATATGTATTGGATTTATGACAAACTTGGAAATGCAACAAATCACGAATTGACATTGAAATTTATCCATAGCAATTTTGATTTATCTCTTGTAAGACCTAAAAAGGCAGAAAGTGAGAATGAATAATGGCAAATGCTAAGAAGTGTGATAGATGTGGAACATTGTATGAATCACCCATATGCAATGATGTTGTGCAGATAAAGGTTGATTATGGATATGCTGGAGGAGAACACAAATTTGATTTATGCGATAAATGCTATGAAGAGCTAGTAAAATGGACAAATATTAAAAATGTCAGTACTAAACGGACAAAATTATAAAGGGGAAATGAAAAAAACATGATTATAAGAATAATGCCGGTAATGCTATGTATGTATTATATTACGATGATGATATTGAAATAGATATTTGCTATCATTACGAATATTTTAAAGTATTTGGGCTAACAGATGATGAATTTAAAGATTTAGAAAAGTACTATGACAAATTAGTGGAGGGATAAGGAATGGATTTGATAATATTAATAATTGTAATGGCAGTAGTACTTTTGTTAGAAAAATTACAGAGCTGAGGATAAAAAATGAAAGATAAACTATATTCTGAAAGTGAGATTATGACAAAATTGTCGTATACAAAGCCTTATTTCGGTGAGGATAGCACTAAAGAACGATATAGATATATGCAGTGGCTTGCAGATACAAACGCTATTAAGGAATTAAAACCAGCAAGAGCAATATTTATTCCTGATGGAGCAACAAACGGGGATATTATAAAGGCTATATTTCCAGATATGTATAGCGAAGAGTGTGACTATGATATATTTACTGATTTGGATGGAGATACAAGGTTTACTTATGATTGGTGGAGAGCACCATATAAAAGTGAGGGAGAAGGATGAATAACATAAGAGAATACTTACAAGCACTATATAATACATTAAGAGAAATGAAAGGGGATAGATATAACTATAAAGATTACAAGTGGAAATTAGGAGTATCAATAATAGATGAGCTGAAAATAAGCAATTTCCATACAGTTATAGAGACAGTAGAACAAACATTCTTATTTGGTATTGAAGTAGAGATGGATATTGTAAATCCTTATAATGTACAACTATTCGAAGATATAACAAATAAGATTTGTATAGAAGCTGCTGGGAAAGAGGTAAAAGAATGATAAAAAGAATATGCGATATGTGCGGCGCACAAGTCGAACATGGACTTATATATAATGGTGGGTATTCCCATAAAAGCGGAACATTCAAAATAAAAATATGGGAGGATGGAATGGTAAAGATGGATATTTGTGAAAGATGTGCAAATAAAATTAGGGAAATATGCCAGACAGAAAAAAGCGAGGTAAAACATGATAAAAAGAGTATGTGATTTTTGTGGAAGAGAAATAGATGATGATACTACTTTATGTATTGGATCAACCTGTGCTACGTCGTTGAAAATAATAGATAATTCGGATGTGGAATTAGATGTTTGTCATTTATGCTGCTATAAAATAAAACAGATATGTAAAAATAAAGAATTATTAAAAAAAATCAGATTAAGAATCTAAGCCTTGGGAAAAGGATAACCCAATATTAGGAAAATCACCAAAATATTCTCAAGAAGAATATAATCCGTCAAATATAGGAGTAAACAGATGAATAACAGACAAAAAGCAAAGCGCTTTAAAAAGCTATATGAAAAGACATTACCACAAATTATATTTACAAGAAATCTGCTTAAGAGGTATAGATGCAACGTAGAAATACCAGAAGAAAACAGAGAAGAAGCAATACATATTATGGCAAAACATTTTGAGCAGCTTGCTAGTGAGCATATTGAATATAATAAACAGCTGGGACAATATGAATTGACATTATGGGTAAAAGGGAAATTAGAATAAGAATAATACATAACAAAAGCCGCCTTTTAATAGGCGGTTTTATTGTGCAATTTTATATATGTGTGCATATGTGCGCTCTAAATTAATAATAAATTATATGCTATTGTAAAACTATAAGTACCATACAAATACTATAATACAGCAAAAAAGGAGATTAAAAAACATGAACAAAAATTGGTGGAAAGCAGCAGGAATTAGGGCAATAAAAACATTTTTTCAGACATTTGTTGCATCAATTGGAACGGCTTATGTAATTAGTGATGTGAATTGGATAATGGTAGGATCAGCATCAGCACTTGCTGCAATTTTATCTATCGGGACATCATTAGCAGGACTTCCTGAGGTAGAAGAGTAAGGAGGTATTCTTTTATGTCACCGGAGACAACAGTTAGTATATCATTTATATTAGCTTTACTTTCAGCAGCTGGTGTAATTTTTACAATCTTTATGAATTTAAAAAAAGATCGTAGAGAAGATGAGGACAGAAGAATAGAGATTGCTGAACAATTTGCAAAAATCAATGTAAAGTTAGACCAGTTTTGTAACACGATGAATGAGCTTGCAAGAAAATCTGAAAAGTCAATGGATGAGGTTAAGAGCGTGAATGTTGCATTAGCGAAATGTAATGAACGAATTGAAACACTGTTTAAATATCATGCAGATCATGAAAATCGAATAAAACACTTAGAAGATGAGAGCAAGTAAGTATTACTTAAGTTAAAACAAGCTAAATGAATTATGTGAGCGAGCTTGGAGCGGCACATTTAAAAAGTGGCGCTTATGTAACAGATAACTTATTCGTTTTATTTTAAATCGGATAAATAGAATATTTAGAAAATCTAAAAAGGGTGCTTAAATATGGGACGAAAGAATAAATATGAATCACATATCAAACCATATCTTCCAAAAATTCCAAAATGGTATGAAACAATGACAGAGGGGCAGATTGCAAAAAAGTTAGGAGTATCAGTTGCAAGCTGGGAGAACTACAAAAATCAGTACCCGGAATTAGTCGAGTGTTTAAGAGTCAGCAAAGAATCACTTGTTGAAGAACTTAAAGGGACACTAAAAAAGAAAGCCCAAGGATTTTATTACAAAGAAACAAAAAAGAAAATCACAGAGACATCCGACGAAAAAATCAAGGTTGTAGAGGAATATAATAAGTACGCGCAGCCGGACACAGGAGCGATACATTTATTGTTAAAAAATCTTGATCCAGAATGGCACAACGATGATAAAGCAACACTTGACTTAAAACGTAAGCAAGTAGAGCTTACTGAAAGAAAAATAGAACAGGATGAATGGTAAACGCCAATTAACAGATGGAGGTTAAAAAATGGCAACAGCAACACAGATAAAAAAATTTATTGATGAGATAGCACCAATAATTCAGAAGTACGCTAAATTATACGGTTATAAGGTTGCAAGCCCTATAATTGCACAGGCATGTATTGAAAGCGCATACGGTACAAGCTCATTAGGATATAAGTATCATAATTAT